CTCAGCTTTATTCATACTTGAAAAACAAGCGAATGGTTAATGGAATACCCGTTCTGTTGTGTTATGTAAAAGGCAATGAATCATATATTCCTGATGACAGCATTACCGGCGCAAGAAAAAACGAACTACATATGTTTTTTGATAGATGTAAACAACATTTATTAGATACGAAACAAATAAAAATATAATTGTATTGTATGCTTGAGAGATTGTTTTTTGCTATCATATTAATTATTTTGCTTGTATTCTATAACAGATTTGAGGAAAAAAATAAACAATACGAAGAAAATAACAACTATAATGCAATCAAAGAGTATTTATTGGATGTCGATAGTTTAGCCAAGAGTAGAAAACCTATATTATGGATTCATGTCCCATATGAATATAATTCACGTAATTGGGTTAGTTTTGGCTCGAGAAGTTCATATGATTTGAATCAACCATATTTATATTTGACTATAAAAAGCATTATAAATAAATGCGATGATTCATTTACTATATGTATTATTGACGACAACTCATTTAAAAAATTAATACCCGAATGGGTAATCGATATGAACGGAATTTCAAATCCAATTTTGAAAAACATGCGTGTGTTGGGTATGTTAAAACTACTTGATGTTTATGGCGGCATGACTTGTCCTATATCATTTTTGTGTATGCGTGATTTATATGAAATGTACTCGAAAGGAACGGAAGGTGATAAAATGTTTGTTTGTGAAACTACTAATCGCAGTATAACATCCACGTTGTCTAATTATTACCCGTCTCTCGCTTTTTGCGGTGTAAAGAAGGATAACAATATAACAAAACAGCTTATCGCACACGTTCAAGAAACAATGTCAACGGATTTCACAAGCGAGTCGGAATTCCAAGGTAAATTTGAACAATGGATCAGCTCAAAACTAAACAAGAATATTAACCTTATAAATGGTACTGAGATTGGTGTAAAAATGAGTGATGAGTCGCCAATAATTGTAGACGACCTAATGTCAAACAACTACCTGAGTCTCAGCAAAACGGCATTTGGTATTTTTATACCCGCTGATGATGTCTTAAAACGAAATAAGTTTATGTGGTTTGTTAGGGCAAGTGAAAAACAGGTACTAGAATCGAATACAATTATCGGAAACCATATTCTCACTTGTATGGGAAAAAGTAAGGGTAAGGATGTGAGATATGTAATGCCTGAACATAGATAAAGACATAGATAAATCAGATTATTATTGTTTTGAACAATAATAATTTATATAAATTGCCTTGATTACATTACATCTTGTCGAGAGGTCTTTGGTACTTTTCAATAACAAGATGCTCTGGTAAGAAAACAGGCTCCTTTTTGTAAACATCGGTCGTCTGTAAATTAATCAAACTCGGCTTCGTTGGTTTGGCAGGGTTTACCAAATTAGTGGAATTTATACCAAATAGTGACGACTCAATATCCACTGGGTTGTGAGACATGTGGGTTCGCGGTATACGTGCGACATTGAGACCATTACCGGGCAACATTGTTTTGTATGCTGCACCATTCTGCGAATTTTCATATAACTTATATTGCTCCGATAATGTAGAGTTACGTTGTTCTAAATAATAATTACCAGGTGTGTTTTTATTACGGGTAGATGCCATAATGGTTTCTATATTATGAGAATATAATCTTTTCTAATTCTGTCGTATTTGCATCGCATGTTTCTATGTATTGACAAATACATGGGTGTGTCAAATGCAGATAGTCATATGAAAACAAAATCGTTAATCCCATGAGATCATCACCTTTACCTATATATTTGATTATATTAACAAACTTTGAATTAGTTCGTATTAAATCATATATAGTTTCAATAGATGCGTTTATTACATCAGGCTCAAAATTTTCAATCTCAAAAATATTCAACATATCCTGGCGATAAATGCAATTACGAATGAAATCACGCTCGTCATCAGTTACATAATCAGTTTCAACAAATACATCTGAATCCAGATAGGTGCAAACATATTTGGTATTGTATTTCATACATTTTGAATGACTATTTGACATTATAATACTAATATATTAGATTGCTCTTATATAATTTATGATAAATATTATAATTTATCATAAAAAGCATTTTAACCGACCAAAAATATTGTTAGCATATTAAGCGTGTGTAGAACGGCTCAGCTCACGCGACGGAACACCACCCCTTACCCACCCATTAGATGCCGAGCTCTCAACATAATTCGCTGGGTTGCTAACACGCTCCTTCATGCTGTCGATCATGGGTGTGTGGTGGTAGTTAATGTAGCTCTTCTCGCTAAGATTTGTGATGCTTCTCTTGTTGGTCAATAACTCGCCCTGCAATATTTGCGATTCCATGACCGGATTAACAGATCCACGACCTAAATATGGGATGGTGGCAAATGGGCGGTGAAACAAATCAAGTTTTGACCGGTGGCCCATTTGAGTGGTTCCTAACTCTAACTCAGTCGAAGTATCAATATTGCAACCACCAGCAGCGACCTGATTACCTCCCTTGTAAAACACGCCTGCTTGAGATGTGGCTAATCCAATCGGTTTACTCATTGTGCAATCAGAACTATAGAAATTCTGCAACATGTAATTTGTCTGTTGGACGTTTTGCATATCTAACTGAGAGCTAGTTGACTCGTCCAAACCTATTCGACTCATGTTTTCGAACATATAATTTGTGGTACTGGCCATTCTATATAGTTACTAAATATAATAATTACAAGTATACTGCTAAAAACAAGAAGTGTTTAGGATCATATAGGTTAATTATTTTACAAATGTAGTGTAAAACAATGAGTTCCGACTTTGATCTGAATATTTATAATTATAATACACAAGAACTTGAAAAATTTCTAGGTCTAAGAGAGAACTATAATTTGAGTGATATCAAGGAGAAACATGATAATATATATATTGCTGTTAGTAAAAGCAGTGATTACGACAATAATAAAAAAATACAAGTGTATGATTTTCTAAATTCTGCAAAAAATAAACTGATTCGTGATTTATCGAAAGATAATAGTGGGTTCATCGAAGACTATGAACAATTGTTGATTCCAACCGAAGAAGGCAAAGTTATTAATCAAACTACTGCGGTATTCGCAGGTAATAACTTCACATTAAACAAAGAAACCACATCCTTCAATAACTCGATAAATAAAAACGAATATCTAAATCCTGTTGAAACATATCCTACAAATGTAGCTAGAAGCTTACTTAACAACCTCAAAAGAAAGACTATAATACAGACGCTTATTCTGCACTCGTTGTACAGAGAAGATCACGCAAATACAACCTCCTCCGATTTCAGTATCATACTGCCACAGACATTTAAAAACGTATTGTCGCTTCGTTTATCGTCGATTCACCTGCCAGAATTGATTTACAATATAACACATGCAAATGCAAGTAATGTGTTTTACATTCATGAATCAACTATAGACTCGATTGACAGCTCGTTTGTCGAGATTATTATACCAGAAGGAAGTTATAGTTCTGCTGAGTTTACTAACAAATTGAAGGCTACTATAAATACAAGAATGGACCCTTTCGACGCCTTCAAAAGCAGATACGACGTATCAATAAATACATACAATCAACAGATAACAATATCAAATATATACAATAATTTCAATATGTATTTCTTGAAGGATCCGTTGTTTGGAAGCTACAATCCAAACGATAAAGATAAATATGTACATGATAAAATTACTCAGGCGATACATAAAAAAATTGGCTGGACTATGGGATATCGCAACACTTCGTATTCAGACAAAAAAACATACACTACTGAGGGGATGTTTAATACAAATTCAAGTGAATATTTGTATTTTATATTGAATGATTTTAATAATTCACAATCTCAGAATATTATAGGCTTGTTCTCTCAAAGCATGATCAGCAATAATATACTCGCTGTTATTCCATTATCTAAAAATAACACAACAAATATTTATACAGAAAAATGTAGTGATATTATAGAAAAGAAACGCGAATATTTTGGTCCTGTAAAGATACAAAAAATCAAGGTGCAATTGTTGAATCAGCACGGAGACTTGATAAATCTCAATAATATGGACTTTTCGTTTTCAATTGACCTTGAGATGGGTTATGATTGGTGAATTAGTATATATTCAACAAGCGGACTATATTATTTTTTATTTTGCATATATACGACATACGATTTCCGTTGTAATATAACAACTCCATAGTTTTGTCATTAGAGAGATTAAATAGAATCTTATTTTTATGAACTGGTTTTATTAGTAATTGCAAACGCGGATCAGTTTCTGGTATTTTGTACATCAATACCAAATTTCTTAGTTTCGCATGATTACTAAATTCTAATATCTCATATACCACATCCATTGGAAGATAGGTCCACAAGTGATCTAACATCAATATAGTAATATAGCAATATATTATTATATATTATTGTATTCTACTATATAAAATACGACATGACACGAGGTAATAAACCAAGGATACAATATAATCCTGTATTTAGAGACTCTAGTAGCAACAGCCCTTTTGAAGATGTATTTTTATATGATAATCCTACTACTAGTAATTATAAGGAACAACCAAATTTCAATCGATCAAATCTAAGCGATGACAAAGAGAAAGAAAAAGAAAATGATATTGATAATCACGGATGTTTTTATTCGTTCAATAAAATAATAATCAAGATATCTAGTTATTTTATAGATGTAAAATAGTTTAAAAAATATTTTTAAATTATTATGTATAAAAACCCCATTAATATTCAGGAGTGTGTTTCTTAAACAAACATCCATGTGAACTCAAACCCTTTAGGTCGCTTGTTACAACATCAGGATTTTGGTTCGAACAATCAGACAACCAGATCTTAATAATACAGAAATTTTTTTTTGGTGAGATGGTAACTCCAGTTACGTTTTTCACGTAATTCTGTTGTTTACTGATAGAACCGCCAACCACAACATAACTCAACTCCTTCCAGACCTTGTAAACATTCTTGTTTGTAATTTTATAAGAGAAACATCCTCCGTTTTTATTTCGCGGATCTTCCCACATTGGTTTGATACCATCTCTCATCAAGAATAACATACAATTCTCAACTAAAACTGAGGGTAGTGTTTCAGTTACCGCAATTGTCTCTTCGGCGGTTCCAAACGTGAATATCTTTATATAGCTATCTAGACCCCAATTGGTATCATGAGGTAAATGGGCCCATAAAGTCCATTTGTCAGACAAATAATGCATCTCGTCGGGTACGACAGAAGGAGTATCTGCCATTGTTGTGGTTGTGGTATAGCTATCTACCATCTATATTATATAAATTCATTTTTTTATATCTTTTTATTTAACATATTAACATCACTTGATAGTGATCTTTTTTCTTTTTGAATGAATGCGTTTTTTATATTTCCTAGTTTTACGTATATTATTTTTGTTTTTATTATGTTTATTGGTGTGTCTACTAGTTGTTCTAGATGTTAAATTACGTTTGTTGATTCCCGCACCCCCGTTGCCAAAATTTGCCTCCCAAATATCTACCGAATACCTAGAAAGCTCTGCGTCAAATTCTGCGTCGCTAACTCTATCCAGTCTATCAAGTTTGGTTAGCCCTTTTTCATAGGTTGCTCTGGCGGCATCAGACGCAACTGGATCTGGCGGACATCTCCATGGTTTTGGAATAGGATTTTGTTTATTTCGAGCTTCTCCATAATCAAATAATATGGGTAGATTTTTGCCATCAACTTCTCTTACTCTAACATTTCTTGGAGCTATATCATTATGTGAAATATTATGTTTCTGTAAACAATCATCTACCGCTAGTATGGATTGCGTAATTGATTTGCATTGTGCATTGTTCATGTTATCTTCAGGAATGAAATCCATAATCATATAGAGACAATAACGAGTATGATCAACAAAATATCCATATTCATATATTTTTGGTGATATAAAACTACAACTGCCGTTAAGCTCGAATGCTTTATTCTGATAATATACTTCGAATAAAAATTCCGATTTAGCAACTTCAAATGATCTATGTTCAGCTACGTATAGTTTTAAATATTTATCAGGTTCAAATTTAGAAACATACACATCTACTTCAAATCCGCTTGCTGGTTTCCAAAATTTTAGGGCTATATCAGAAAAACGACTGAATAATTTACGAGATTCAGGTCGTTTGATTGACCTTGATAGCGATTCCTCAATATGACTAATATTTCCTGTTATGTTTGGCATATTACGATCGAGTTCTCGAATCGATTCCTTAGTTGTCTCGTCTAAACCATAATCACGTAAATCTGATTCTAATGTTCTATCTGGTTCTTCTTCATCTACATGTAAATATTTAGGTCTTTTAGACCTGAATGCCATATATATATAAGTAAACATTTTATACATGATTAAAATAACAACTTTTAAACTATCGAATACGTGTCTTTCTTCAAGATAAGAGATTTCTCTTCATCGAATTCTACGGATTCTACGTTATTATCAAGAATTTTTACGTGGTATTGTTTTACGTCATCCAAGTCGTAAAATTTCTTTAACAAATAAGACACGATGGTTTGATTGAAAACATTTCCTACTACATAAAAATTATAATCATCTGTC